CTCTAATGGCACTAGGAGTAGAAGATTTGATAAGTTCCAGACCCATAATCTTCAGTTTAGGTTGTTCATATTGAACACCCTCAGAATTATGCACTCTAAGAATATACTTTTTCTTTTTACACCAAACACCCTTATCAGCAAGAACTTCTCGTTTCATTTGCATCTTATTTTGGAATGCATTCATATAAACTGCAAGTTCGGAATAAGACTTTTCAATGATAGGAGTTATAACTTGACCACAGATCTTATCCATAAACTTGATTCTTTCTTCAATAGTTTTGTTGGGTTGATGTTGTTCAACTAGATTTTCTAAAGTAAGATAAACAGAATCGGTATCAATTGCAATAACATAATCTTTATCAACAGTTTTCATTGCTGTATTCATATATTGATTAAGAGTATTGGCTATCCATTTAATAGAAAGTTGACCTGACAAAGTAATACTTTCTGCCATTCTTAAATCGTAATATCTAAAATAAGCATTACCAAGTGCACCATAAGCAGAGTTTAAGGCAATCTTAAGTGCCATTTGTAGATTAGATAATCTGGATATCTCTTTTAGTAAATGTTTCTTAGATTTATTCTGTTCATATTCTTGCTCAACTTTTAACATTTGTTTCTTGTATACAGTTCTATTGTTATACATTGTTTCCATTAAAGAAGGTAAGAATCCTTGTTTATCTTTAGAATAACACCAACCATTTGCTGATACTGATAAACTTGTTTCAGGAATAGATTCTTTTCTTAACAAACCATCAATAGAAAGATTTAATCTTGTATCGGTTATAGTTTCTGGGCTGATATTATATTGCATTATCAAATGTGGGTATAGAGAAGCCAAATCGAATGATGTTACCCATTTATGCATACCTGTTAATGGATCTTTAACATAAGCGCCCTCAAATTGTTCACCTTTTGAATGTCTTTCATTATCAGGGATAACAATTTTTTTGTTCAGTAAATCATTATAGATAATGGCATCCCAAAGTTTTACTGGACTAAAAGCATCATTATAGTTAATTTTGGCAGTATATGCCATAGTTAAATGAAGTTCAATCAATCGTAATTTATCTTCAAGTCTATCAACTAAATCAACATCTTTTATATTATAATCTACAAATAGTTGCCAATCTTTTTGATAAAATTCTTTAAATGAGTTCCATTGACTATGTTCTAATTTCTTTTCACCTAACTCAAGAAATGCAATATGATCTAACTTAAATGATTCCACTGTTTGGTGCACATACTTTTTATAAAGAACTAGATAATCTAATGAAGATATACCAACAATATCAAACACTATTTCTTCTGTTCCACGAGTATTAGTTTTCTTTTCGTTGACAATATTCCAAGGAGATAATTTTTTATAATCATCACCAAGAACTTTTTGTATACGATTAACAAGATATGGAATATCAAAATAATCTGTATTCCAACCAGTAATGATATCTGGAACTGCACATTGCCAATGAGTAATAAACTTTCTTAACAAATCTTGTTCATTCTTACAAAGAACATAATTGTTTGCATTCTCGCCAGTATAAGGTCTTGAACCAAAAGTTTTATATTCTTTAGTTTTGTTATCTTGGATTGTGATTAGAAGGATTTCTTCAGCAGCATATTTCGGTTCAGGAAAGGCATCTGCTTCGGTAGCAGTTTCGATATCTATAGAAACAATTTTTAGAAACTCGGAATCAAATATAATATCATCAGGATAATTATCAGAGATATACTGCAAAGCATAATTAGTTTGCCCAAAGATATTAAACGATTCCACGCCATCATATGTTTTAATAAATTCTTTACAGTCATTGATATTTCCTGGTTTGATTTCATATGCAGGACTACCATGTAATGTAGACCATTCAGTAGGAGTTGAAACAGTTTTAGAATTGGTTGTATAAAGTGTAGGATAGAAGTCTATCTTTTGCTTTTGCTGAAGTCCATCTCTGATTGAGCGAACAAGAAGATTGTTACCCCACTGGATAACATTTGTATAGAAAGTTTTTGACATTGTATCTCCATTAATAAGATTATATTATACTACAAAATAGTAACAAAGTAAACTAAATTGGATACATCAACATCGTAGCACCAAAGGCGCAATCATGAACAGGATCGTGCTTGATTACCTTTTGAATTGTAAAATCTTTCAAATTCACTTTACAATATCCATTTTCTGCAGTTGATGCTAAAATATCAATTGCAGTTCTTACATCACGATATTGATTGTATCTAACTAATGGTTTTACACCAACAACATTACATAAACTTTCAATAGCCATTTGATCTAAAGAACCTCTAGTCCAAATTATTTTAGTAGGAGATGGATCAATCTTAAGATAATCTCGCAGTAATTCTATACCATCTATTGCGGATACATCATATTTTGAAGGGTTAAAACTGGTATTTTTTGCAAAATCACATTGTTTTGACCACCACTCTAAAGTAGATTTGGAAACAGTGCGTTTGTATTTTTGGATTTGTTCTCGGGAATTAAACTTAACAAAGATTGATTTTTCAATCATTTCCTCATAAGTCATACCATCATCAAAGTATACCATTGCAGCAGAAAGGATAACACAGGTACTTTCCGTAGAAAGCGTTTCAATATCAAAACAGATCATTCATTTTCTCCATAATGTAAAAAATTTGGCAACCATTAAGATTGCCAAGTATCAAAATTTTAAAGTATTATTTTTTTATCGGGAACTTGAATTAGAGGTTGTTCTTCAAATTTAGATTCATATTCTAAAACTAATCCCTCAGCAGGAGTGCCGATAGATGAAATAGCAGATTTGAAAATTATAACATCACCTTCAGAATAAGGCATATATTGAGCAATCATTAAGCCAATAGAACCATCTTCTTTTGGTTGGATTGCAATTTGAGCAGGGTTTGATACTACATATTGAAGAACATCTTCATCAACAATATTTGCTAATAATTCTTCACCAGATACTAATTTAAAACATTTTGTAATCATATATTCACCATAAAAAAGTGGGGAAGATTTTACCTTCCCCTAAAGTTTATCCCAGAAGGATTTTATTGTGTGGAGAATTGATTTCCAATTTCCTTGGTTTGTGTGACTCTGGGATAATGTGTGCAAGATATATCTTCAATAACCCATCTTGTAAAACAACATCAGTAATCTCTACACGTTCTGCCAAAGTGAAAGTTCGTGTAAATGCTCTTGATGCCAAACCTTTATGAAGATATACGCTGGTATCATCATCAGTTGCTTTACCAACAACAGTAAGGTTCCTATCTAACAATTCTACATCAATATCTTCCTGCTTAAAACCTGCGACAGCAATTTCAATCACATATTTCGTATCCCCAATACTTTTAATATTATAAGGCGGATAGTTAGATTGATTCTTTGAAATTGCTTCTTTCGATTTTCTAATAGAATTCATCTCTGTATCAAACCCAATAAAGAATTTTAGTAGGTCTTGTTCTATGTTAGGAAAGAATGCTTGTTGTGTTGTCATATTTTTCTCCAATTATGCGAGATTTAAAGTTTGTTACCCCGAAGGCGTAACGGTAATTTGGGGAATTTTTAAATTGCTCTCCCCACGCAAATTTTACTTAGGCTTCTTCAGTTACTGATTCAGCTTCTTGTAATGCTTTGATTTGAACTTCACCTTGTTCTCTAATTTTACTTACTAAAGCGACAACATCTTCGAAAGGATGTTTGCCTAAAGATGCTAAGATCATATTGATTTCGTTCAAAGTCAATTCAATTGTTAAGTCTGAGTTTTCCATATTATCTCCAAAAAGTTAAAAAATTATATTTATACTACATCTATCTTGTTTCCAAGAACTTTGGTGCTCCATGCAATTCCTTTGTTTGACACATCCATATATCTATTAAATCTTTCTAACACCTATGGCGTACTTCTGCACCAATTGCCATTTAGGTTTTTCGGCATAAGACAAAATCTTTATAGAAGATAAAGATGTCCTATTTTGAGTTTTTTCTACATCTACTACTTTTAACAAGTTCCAGTCTTGAAGCAATATTGCTATTGTATTTCTACGTTCGATATCACTCATACTTATATTGGTATCTTTTCCATCCAAAGCAAATAGTTCTTTAAAGTGAACTAAAAAGTATCTACCTTGTTTATGAAGAATATGGCAAGATTGATAAAGGGTATTATCTTTCTTTGAAGCCACACCAATTCTTGTTAATGTTTCTTTAATCTTTAAAAAACTATCAGGTTCAGGAATTGTAATCTCAAGCATCGAGTCAATAGTCCATTCCACATATACAGTATTATCATTATATTCCATCACTTTCCACCTTTGTTTTGCTTTTCTCTGATATAGTTAAGTTGTTCCTCTGTGAGGATATTTAGTACACTTTTTGCTTCTCGTTTAGAGTAACCATAAAATGCACATACATTTTCAAGATCTTCTGTTACGACTTCTTTCGGAGCCCATTTTGAAAACCTTTTCTTTTTTGTTATACTATATAGTAAAAATGAAAACTGTTGTTGGTTAGAAAGATCAGGATATCTATTCATTTCATTTGCATACATTACTGTATCTGAAAAATAAGATAGACCACGATTAACAATAAATGATGTATAATCTTTATTGGATTGTGGATCTTGAAACATATCCTCTTTAGTAAAGTTAATTGCATTTAGAAAATCAAAGGGAGTAGCCATAATATAATCCTAAATTTACTTAAAGGAACAAGAACTCATTACTTCAGTCAAACAAGCCATGGTATTAATCTCACGGTCTGTCACAAAAGCATTTTTATAACCATAATCAGCAAGTATTAATACTAATTGTGGTATGCTTGTCACTTCAATATATTCCACAGATTTATCATATAATCTTCTAAATAATTCTGTAGATTCTATATCAATATTTGTTCCTACCCATTTTCTAACTTCTGTAAAGTTTTTATCTTTTAACATCTTCAATAAAGGGGTAAAAGTTTCATCAGAAGTATTAACTAATATACCAGCATCAATTTTACCTGAAACAGAATATCTTTGTAACTCATTTAAGATTCTTCTGTAATCAGGAAAATGTTTTGTTACCAATTCAGCTACAACTTTTTGGTCAAACTCAACATTTTCCGATTTCAAAATAGTTGTTGCACGTTTGAAAAAAGATGCAGCAATTTGTTGTTTATCTTTACTATCTATTTTAAAATCTATACAAGTACATCGGCTATGTAACGGTTCAATAATACGATTCTTAAAATTACAAGTTAAAATAAATCTACAATTTGCACTAAATTCTTCCATAAAGTTTCTAAGAGCAGGTTGTACCGATTGAGCATTGGTATAATCTGCTTCATCAATAATAACAACCTTTTTAGAATCTGTTAAAGAAACGGTAGAAGCAAAACTTCTAATAGTGGTTCTTAATGTATCAATAGAACGTCCTTCATCAGAACCATTAATCATTAAGAACTCAGCACCAATCTCATTACATAATGCTTTAGCAATGGTAGTTTTACCTACGCCTGCCGTGCCTGAAAATAAAAAGTTTGGTATTTGTCCAGACTTAATAAATTCTTTAAAAGTTTCTTTCAAGGATTCTGGTAAAATACATTCATCTATAGATTGTGGGCGAAATTTCTCTACCCACAAAAACTGCATATCATTTACATTCAATTCATTCATAATATAATCCTAGATTTATTCAAAAGTTGAATCAGATTCCACACCAACATAATAAACAAGATCAGAATTGTCAGCACTAAATCTTGAAATACGTTTAGAAGAAATAGAAACAGTATAATCTGTTTGTAAGAATTTTAACATTTCAACCTTAAAGTTAATACAAAAGGTAGATTCTGTATTACCAACATTAACATCAAAACTATTGCTTGTTGCATTTTTCTTATCAGAAACAACTAACTTTAATTTACCGTCAGAACCAACAAAAGAAACATCTGGTGCTCTTAACACAGAAGAAGTTTTAAGAATCATTGCTAATGTATCTGAACTTAATTTTAACTCAATATCTGGAGTTGGAAAATTAATTTCTTTTTTTGGAACAGATAACACAGATGGATCAGCTGAAAAATATTTAATAGATGTTTCACCATCAGATATTCTTACAAATTTTTCTGAGAATGCTAATTCTGGATTTGGAAATAAAGATAAAACACCAAGAAATTCATTTAGGTCATAAATACCAAATTCCACTGGAAATACATCTGGCACAGTTACCGAAGATAAGATTGTATTTTGAACTGATCTTGTTTTAAGAACACTTCCTGGATTGATTAAGATATTTGGACTAATAGAACTGTAATTTTTTAAGATTGTAACTGCTTCTTTAGATAGATTCATTTCATTCCTCTTTTCATTATTTAATATAATATTATAACTCATTTCTTACTATTTGTAAACATTTTTATAACTTTTTCCCATTCCTCCTCAGTATGTAGATCCCGTTCCAGAAGGAACATAATATTACACATAGCATGTGCCAAATGATTGATCCCTGTTTCTGGATCCAATTGCTCACCTTCAAACCAACTCCAAAGATGTCGTTGCAAAGCATCGTAATATCTAGATTGTGCATCGGGCACTTTTTTCCAGTTATTTTTGTCATATTTTACCGCTCCAAATGTTAAAACTTTAACTGTTTCTTTCAATGCCAATGGTGGAATCAAACCATATTGTAATTTACCACCATCAAACTTTCTACCTCTAGTTGTTGCTGTTTGTGTTTTCTTAACAGTATCATCAGAAGGTAAACCATAATAACTTGGATTTTGTCGAACAACATTAGTATCTTCTGGATCAATTGGTGCATTATAACCATTCATATTATACCTCTTTATTGTATATTGTAAAACATATTATACTATATATTTTGTTAAAAGTAAATAGTACAGTTTTCAATTTGTATAAATAGTAATAGGTGTTACTCACGGTGTCTAGACCTAGTAACTCTAATCATTCTTCTATTAATTACAGGAACTAATATGACCAGCATAACTACTTATACACCTTTCACATATTGCCTTACATTTCTCCTTACAGGTCAACGATACTACGGCGTTAGATATGCAAAAGATTGCCATCCAGATCAACTCTGGACAACCTATTTCACCTCCTCAAAAATAATATCCGATCTTATCAAAGAATACGGTAAAGATGCTTTCACCTTCGAAGTCAGAAAAACATTTATTACTGCGGAAGAAGCATGTTATTCAGAAACAAAATTCCTTACTAGAATTGATGCGGCTAAGTCTCCAAATTGGTTAAACGGTCATAATGGATCAGGAACTGTAATAGGTTCCAAAGAATCTAACATTATAGGTAAAAAGACCAAACAGTTAAGATATAATGATGATTCATACAATAATAGACCTAAGTGTCGTGAAACTAAACAATTAAGATATAATGATGATTCATATAATAATAGACCCAAATGTACAGAAACCAATATAGAAAAATACGGGTTTGAAAATCCATTTCAAACCCCCAGTATCAAACAAAAAATTAAAGAAACTAATATAGAAAAATACGGATTCGAAAATCCGTTTGAGATCCCATTATGTAAGCAGAAAATTAAAGAAACCAATATAGAAAAATACGGTTTCGAAAACCCCTCTCAAAATCCTAGCATAAGAGCTAGGCAAATATTAACTTATAAAGAAACTTGCAAGAACAGACCCCTAAAGATATGTCCTTACTGTAGTGTTTCTGGTAAAGGCGGTAATATGACAAGATGGCATTTTGATAACTGTAAACTTAAACCTCAATAACGCCATCATCATTAATCAATTTTTCAAATAATTCAATAAATGCCACTCTTGTGGATTCATCAAATCTGTTGACACAAAGTTCAACAGATTTCTTTTTATCTTTGAAGATTGAGAAAGACTTAACAATATGTATCAATCGACGGGTAGTAATGTTTTCATCAATTCCTCCATCCGAATATGTTCTACGAATGGTATCAGCCCATCGAACTAAATCATTAGCAAAATCAGTATCCAAACAATCAAAATGATTCATTACATTAGTAATAATCTTTAACTCAATAGCTTGACCAGGATAATCTTGAACCATTGTTACTGCAAATCGTTCAAGGAATGCTTCATTTAAGATGTTAGTACCGATGTAACGACCATCTTCAGAGCCCTTACCTTTTGTATTAGCAGTAGCAAAGATATTGAAACCATCAGCAGGAATAATCATTTCATTCTTCAACTTAAAGTAGAATGGTTTTCCTTCTAAAATAGGTTGTAAACAAAGTAAAGTATTTGCATTACCAGCATCAATCTCATCTAGTAACAACACATAACCCATTCTCATAGCACGAACAATTGGACCTTCAATTACTTCAACATTACCATCAGTCAAAGTTTTGGTTCCAATCAACTGGTCTTCATCAGTCATACTGTTAAGATTAATTCGGATAATTGGACGATTTTGTTTAGCACATATCTGTTCAACTGTAGTAGATTTACCGTTACCAGTTGGTCCATAAATATATGTTGGATAAAAGATTTTAGATTTGATTACTTTTTCAACATCTTTATGGATACCGAAAGGAACATAAGTAAGATCAGTTGGAGGTATCAAAGATTCTGAAATATCATTTGACAATTCAGTTTTAACGATTGTTAATTTAGGTTCAACATCTTTAACATTTCCAGTATATCCTGGTAAGGCATAAACACCTCTAGAAACAGCAACACAATCAATATTATACCACTGAACAGGTTCGTTTATTTCTAATGATAATTTTTTAGAACACTCTAATGCTTGTTGACGAGTAACAATATTGGAAGAATTTGTATCAGGATACATTTCAGCAATAAGACTTAATAATTTTAACTTTTTTTCACTTTTTTTCATAATATATTTTCTCACTTGGTTTATTTAATTTATAAGTTATTATAACCTATATGATTATCATTGTCAACACAATTATGCAACTAATTTAATAAATTGATCTAGAACAGTACGATTGGTTTTCTTATTGTTTAAGAATTTTTTAAACTGAGAAGCCATACCAGTAGTAGATGCATTAGGTTTAATTTCCAATTCAGCAACAGTGGTTTTGTTGTTTGATGCTGGAAGAAAATATAATTCATCATAAGCAGTTGTTTTTAAAGTATAAACACCAGTTTTTTTAATACTAGACCTAATATTTTCATACATGGTATAACTATCACGTTGAATCATGTTTATATGACCATATATAAAATTAAAAATATCACGTTTAGTTGTTCCAGAAATATAAAAACCAATCACTGGGATTTCATAACGGTCTTTGATAACTTTTAAAAGTAACTGAGTTTGTTCATCAGCATTAATAGGAAAAACATAATCTTTTTTAGTTTTGGTATCTCGCAATTTGTGCAGAATTTTACGTTTCCAATTACCACAATTATCTAAGTCTAATGTATTTGAAACACCATCAGTTAAAACAACTAATGAAGTTTTTTCAACATTGTTCATTCTAGAAAATTTACTGATATAATCTATCATGTATAACAAGGATGAATTCAATGGAGTATTACCTAAACGATAACCTCTAGAATAATACCAAGGTTTAGACAACATCAAACCTATCATATTATTGAATTCTGTTACAGTCATTTTATTAGAAAACAATTCTAAAAGATTAAATTGATCCGATAATATAGTAGCATTAAGATTTCTACTATCAATTTTTTGTTTATCATAATTAGAAGTAAATGCTAACACTTGATAAGCAATTCCAGATCTTTGACAAAAAGAAGCCAGATTGATAACTTGTTTCAAGGTATCTTCCATAACATAAGACATTGAACCAGACCAATCTAATAAAAAGATCATACCGTGGTTTTTGTCATCAGTTACCGTTGATATAGATTTGAACAAATTATCTGATATTTTATGAGCATATAATTTATTAACATTAAGACCACCAGTTTTAGCAATAGTAGTTCTTGCATAACGTCTAGCAGACTTCTTCATTTCAAATTCTTTAACAAGATAATTTACATAATTAGAAGATTCAGTTTTGAAAGTTTTTATTTTAGAATCATCCTTTCTAGCAAAACCTTCTTGAATACCTATGTTAAAATCAGTTATCAAATCAGATAAAACAGTTTTATAACCAACAATTGGAGTTTTAAACTCTGAAGGAATTTCTGTGGTATGATTAATGATATTTAAATCAGTATCAGCCAAATTACCTAGATTATCATCAAAAGCATCTTGGGTAGATGCTTCTAGTGCTTCCTCTTCTTCCTTTTCTTCATTTGTTAATTGATTATTGCTACCTGAACCTTTTGAATTGGTTGATTCAAATTCATCAGAATCTGATTCATCATCATTATCAGAATCATCTTGATAAGATTCATAATTGTCATCATCATATGATTCCGAATCATCATCATTCTCATAATCAGAATCTTCACTTTCTTCAGGTTCTTGTGACATTTGCTCTTGTTGTTGTTGTGCTTTCTTATCTTCATAATCAGCTTTAGAGAAGGCATATATGTCATCAGATAAAGTAATGACATCATTAACTGTATCAGAAGTTTTGGCACGTTCAACAAATACCATTTCTTGTTTTGAAAACTTAACACCACAAACAGAACCAGCTTTGAAATAAAGATTGATCCTATTAATTAGGTTTAATTTTGAAAGGTCTTTGTTAGCAATTTTGAAGAAGTCACGGTCATTTAATTCTTTGTAACCTTGAACAAAATCTTTACGAAGACCAGGAAAAGAAGATTTGATTTTACGTTCAATACGAACGTCTTCTATCACATTGATATATGATTTAGGAGTTTTAGAATCATTATTGAGAAGTTCAATTGGACTGAACAAAGCATGAGCTGTTTCATGAAAACAAAGCATATTCTCTATTGTAGGTGTCATATCCTGCCAATTAGGAATAGTAAGCACTCGATTAACAATATCAAAAGATGCAGTAGAAACTGCTGATCTAATAATATCTATGTTCTCTGAAGCTAGTAGTTTGGATAAAATATCTATTTGACGATTCATAATATATTCTCTTTTTTAATTTATAAGTAATTATACTACAACTATTATAATAAGTAAAGACTTATTTTAGTGAATTTTCAATTTGTATAAATAGTAATAAGTGTTACTCACGGACGGCAATCCTAGTAACTCTAATCATTCTTACAATAATCAAGGACTATTATGACCAGCAACGATATTTATACTCTACTTTCTAGCAAACCTCATAACCCCCACTATCTTGGCAGATATTACAAGTTCATACTATCATTTCAATACCAAAAAAAGGAAGTAGGTATTACTGAACGACATCATATTTGCCCTAAATCCAATGACTTATTTCCAAACCATAAATCATTTAGAACTTATAAATGGAATTCTATACACTTAACAAAACGTCAACATTTCATAGCTCATCACTTACTAGCTAAAGCATATGGTGGTAAACAAGTATATGCTTTTTGGTCTATGTGTAATAAACAATCACCTAAAGATATCAGAACAAGAGAATATAAAGTCACATCTAGGTTATATGAAAAAATAAAAATAGAAATCTCAAAATTGATATCACCAAATAAAAATATGGGAGTTTATAGAAATAAAGATGGTATCATAATTAGAACCAATATATTAGATGCTAGAGTATTATCTGGCGAATTTGTTGGTCATTCAAAAGGTAAAGCTGCATATAAAAATACAAATGGAGATATTATTACCTTGTCCACATCTGATCCAAGAGTATTATCTGGCGAATTTGTTGCAGAATCAAAAGGTAGAATTGCTCACAATAAACTAAAATTTTCAAGAATCCAACCTTGTATAATATGTAACAAATATCATACCAATCAAGGAAAAACTTGTTCTAAAATTTGTAGTTTAAAATATCAGTCTAACCTAAGAAAAAAACTATAAATTTGTTGGAGTTAATAAGAATTTCACTGATGACCTTTATAATGCTATTACAATGCTCTTTTTAACTGAGTTATAACTTCAAATGGGTGAAGGGGATGGTAGGATCGAACTACCGATGACTGGATCAAAACCAGTTGCCTTACCGCTTGGCTAATCCCCTATAAACTTATTTTGGAACAAATTCAAAATTAGTGGAGCTGGTAGGAAGAATCAAACTCCCATCTAAAGATTACAAGTCAATTGTATTATCGTTATACTATACCAGCAAAAATTGAGGCGTAATTCAAGGACTCTTACCCCACCATTTTACCAGTCCCAAGCCATACTGTGGTGTTTTACTTTTGGTTAAAAACTTCACAACCAATCAATAAATAAAAGCATTTTAGCACAACATCGTCCATCTGTGACCTTAGAGTGTGCAGAAGTTAATTGATTCAATTAACCCAAATACTTTTAATAAAACACACTATAGAATAGTTTTAGTCGCCTCTATTCTTAACGAGTAAGCGAATTTATATAAACTCGATTAATGTGTTTTATTAAATACTTTTAAGAATATACTGATTCGCATTAACACTGCGATTCGACACATTTTACCTTGCCCTTGCGGTCATGCTCCGCAGCTCAATATATTCTTAAAAGTGCCGTCTTTGACCACTTTAGAAGTCATCACATCTTTCGGCGTTGAAGTTATCACTAGAGTGAGTTGAACACTCATTCCCCGTATCTTTAGTACAGGATCCTACCATTAGAAGATAGCGATAATTAGGAGGAGATATCGCAGACTTTTACTGCACCATTATTCAAAGTGTATCTCCCGACCTTTGAAGTGTTTTCTTTCAAGTTTTTACCTTGAAGTTTGTTTAAATAAGCAGTGCTCTTAGGGAGGGACTCGAACCCCCATAACATTTCTGTATACGTTTGATTAACAGTCAAATCTCTTACCATTAGAGTACCTAAGAGCACTGCTCACTTTTTACTGTTCTACCTTTATACCATCCATCAAGTATAATATAATCTTTTTTAATCTTTTTATTTTCCTTTCCATTAGTAATCCACATAGTACCATATTGTGAATTTCCTTTTCCAGATTCTCTTAATGAACTCGCAGCACCTATTTTTGCTTTTGTAACATCAGTATGAGTTTTTCCTTTAAAATGATTAATCAATCTTCCTGAACTATATCCTTCTTTTAAACTATTAGAAATAGATTTTATATATTCTTCATATCTTCCATTATCTCTCATATATTGTGAAGTGTTTTTTATTAAATTTTCTAAACCATATCCAGATTGACCATTTTTTCCGTAAATATTTTTACCGTTATCGTTAATATAATCCCATCCTCCATCTAAAGTTTCTTCTTTAAGATTCGCCCATTCTGAAGATTTTACTATATTGTTATCATTACTGAATTGTAATGCGATATTCATACATTCTTGCTCATCATTATAATAACCTATGATTTCAGTAGAAACATCATAACCATGCTTATTGATATGTCTAGTCCAATATTTGCCAGAACCTTTATATGAATATGGATCTTTTGCAGTAGTTTTACCGAAATATTTTAAATTTGTTATATTATGCGTTTTAACATAAAGATATGTTGGTTTAAACATTTTGACACCCGTATAAATAGATTTGTGTAGGACAGCTAGGTTAATCCGTAGCCGAGTTGGGAAATGCTAGTAACATTTCCCTAACTACATCTATTTATACAAATTGAAAACTCACTACTTAGTCATTGATTTCTTAAACAAAGAATCCAATTTATCATTCATTTCTTTTTCGCCTTTCGCACAATGAGCAGTACACATTGAACCAGCTTTTACTGTAGATGCTTCAATCTGAGCAGCAGTAGAAGTTTTCAATAAATCTACTTGTGATTGAAGATCCGTAACATCGCCATTGCTTGCACAACCCACAACTAACATTGCAACCATTGCTGCTAATAACATTTTTTTCATACTTGTTTTCCTTTTAGAATTTTCATTCGGTTTATGATTTTATCTTTATCTCTTGGACGTTTAGTTGTTTCCAACAATTTTTCCAGTTGAGGCATAGACAGTGGTTTGATTCTTGCTTGACCAGTAATAGTGGTCTTGGGATTTCTCTTTCTCATTATATCTCCACTTGTGTTTCATTAAATTTCAATTCAAATTATATTATACTACGATAGTTCTAAAAAGTAAAGTCTTTACACATAAAACTCCTTAACAACTTCAAACCCTGTTTTAGTCAAACCAACTTTAGATTCCCTTCCTTCAGATGTATGCCAAACCAAATCAGCATTAAGTAAACTTGTAAAAGTTCCTTTGTCTTGAGCAGTTTCTAAAATACCTGACGCCCAAGTAGTGCTTTCATTAGGATCATTTGATTCAAGTAATGCTTTAACATTACCGTTGAAATTTGTATAATCATCTTCAACGATTTTAGACAGTAAGTTAAATTGTAATTCAGTAGGTTTTTTCATAATATATTTTCTCACTTGGTTTATTTAATTTATAAGTTATTATACTATATCTGTAGAAGAAGTCAAACTTTATTTTATGCAATCACGGAAAAATCGTGTCTTTTTTCTATTGTTATAACATTCTTAAACTTATCTACAATCTGGTCAACATTGTGCGATATGACAAACACATTGACAGAATCTCCAAGTGTTGTTAATAAATTCGTTACATAATCAGTTCCATTAGTATCCAGCGATCCTTCTAAAATTTCGTCAAGTAACAACAAATTGGTATTGGCTGAATTTTTCATCCTAGCAATTTCTCTCCAAGTAAACAACAATGCCAAATCTATACGACTACGTTCTCCTTCAGAGAAACTTGCATAGGTAAAGTCATCACGGTATCTGGATTTGATAGATTCATTGAACGATTCATCAAGAGTGAATTGGACAAAGAAATCCATTGCAGTCAAATACTTATTAATCAGAGTATTCATTGTTGGGAGATATTCCTTGATCACGGATGTTTTAATCCCATTATCTTTCAATAATATAGAAGCAATATCTTCAATATTTCTTTGTTCCTGAAGAACAGTTTTGATAGCAATGTTATCAATAGCAACATTAGCAAATTCTTTTAACTTATCTCTTTCTAAATCTATATTACCTTGATCTTTCTGAGTTTCTTTTATATCAAGTTCTAATCCAGCATTTTGTTCTTGTAATGTCTTTATAGCAGAAGTGTAGGTATATATTCCATTCTTTGCAGCAAGAACTTCTGAAGCAACCTTATTGACTTCAACCATTCGTTCATTACATCTTTGTATTTCTTGATTTAATTGTTCAATTTCTACTAGATTCAAATCATATTCAGTTTGAAGAGTTTCTCTTATTGTAGATTTATGTTCATGAGGAATATTCTGTGAACAAGAAGGACAACTATCATTTTCATCAAAGAACCCAAAAGTTTTTTCCATTATACTATTGTTATGAGAAATAGTCCTAACCATAGAATTGGCATGAGTTATATTTGCATGAACTGTTCTAGCATCAGCAATTTGTAACTGCATTTCTTCTATTCGGTCTTCAGTTTGTTTTAAGTTTTTCTTGGTTAATTCTATATCTTTTTGATTTTTATCAATTCTAATTTGTATACTTTCAATATGAGTTTGTTTGCTAGTCATCATACTATTAATCAAAGTTTGTTGATTATCCACAGTAGATTTAGCAATTTGGATGCTAGTAGTAATATTATCTATTTGTTGTTTGGTATGTTGAATCTTTTCTTTTAACAAAGTATTCATTGTGCTAAAGATTCTGATATCCAAAATATCTTCAATAACTTCTCTTCTGTTACTAGCTGATAACTGCATAAATGGAACAAAAGAAGATGAACCTAAAATGACCACTTGAGTAAAAGTTCGGAAGTTCATCTTTAGAATTTGTTGTTCTAAAACAGTTTGATAATCCTTCAAAGCAGCATCTTGTGTAATTAGAATATCATTTTTCCAAATCTCAAACAGATTAGGTTTGACTCCACGAATCACACGATAAACACTTCCAGCAACTTCGAACTCTACTGTCACCAGAAGATTCTTGCCATTAATTGAATTGACCAATTGTGGTTTGGTAATAGTTCTAAATGGTTTATTGAATAAGGCAAATGTTAAGGCATCAAGGATAGTTGATTTACCATTACCATTTTTACCAATAATTAATGTGGAAGAATGAACATTTAGATCTATTCTAGTTGGAACATTACCAGTTGAAAGTAAGTTTTTCCATTCAACATAACGAAATATAATCATACTATAGAATTTCCTTGGCTTCTAAAAATAGACCTTTCATAAAGGATTTAATTTTATCACGATTTGTATTATCAGCAACTGAATCTATATAGTTATTTAAAACTTCAGCAGTATCTTCAATACTTATTTGGGTTGTATCAACAACCCCTTCTGAAAAGTCCGATAAATCTTCTAAAATTTTAATCTCATAGGTATTCGATTCATAAAGTTTCTTAAGGAACTGGTCGAACTTGTAGTAATCTGTTTTCTTTACTACTACAATCTTTATATATTTTCGTTGAAACTGGGTAATATCAATAGTATCATAATCAACTAATTCATCATTGTATTCATGTCTAATAAACATTGTATAAGGATTCTTAATAAATTCTGTTTGTCTTGTTTCGGTATCAAATATATGAAATCCTTTTTGGTCATTGTAATCCGACCAAGTCATCTCATAAGGTGTTCCGACATAATGTATATTCTCTTTATCTGATTTTGTATGAAAATGACCAGAGTAAACTCCTTCATATTTGGCAAACAAGTTACCTGCTAATCCATCATGAGATTCCATACCCTTATACATTGAAAATCCTAGGATTTCAAAATGACCAAAACATAAATCAGATTTACTTTCTTTGATAAAATTAAAGGCATCTAATTCATTTTCTTTACAAATCCAAGGAATAATATCAATGGAAGTGTCATCAAACATAACTTTTGTTGGTTTGTCATACATAGTAATATTTGTAAACTCACCTAGCAATAATCCAGTAGAATTTACCGATAAAGATTCACGGTAATACAAATCATGATTACCTAACAATGTATGAAGTTCAATACCAGCATCTTGTAAAGGTTGAAAGAAAAATCTTTTACTTTCTGCTAAGGTATTGAAGTTGATATATTTTCTTCTATCGAACATATCACCTAGTTGCCATACAACTTTTATATCGTTATCTTTTAGGTAAGGAATAAAGATATTTGTATAAAAGTTATCCTGTAGAGCAAGGAAGTTAGGACTGTCATTCCTAACTCCATAATGAGTATCCCCAAGAATTGCTATTTTCATTCTGAAATCGCATCAAGTGTTTGACAAGTCATTACAACTTCTTTTGGAACTTTTACTTTTCTAACTGTATTAGGAAGTTCTGCATTACTAAATTCTGCAAGAAATTCACGATATGAATTTACAAATTCTTGATCATCATCCTGTTCTTGAAGTTCAAAAACAATATTACCCACAGATTGTATAATCTTATGTTTAAGTTGATATTGTTGTTTTTCTTTGGCAATTCTTCTTAGGTATGCAAAGTATATGATTTGTGTATAATAGGAAAATGGATTAGATGATTTTTCAGGATTAAATTTATCGAAATACTTGATACAGTTTTCTATACCATCGCATATCATTTCATCTTTAAAGGAATAACCATTGAAGTTACCTTTATTAGCAAGGTTATTGGCAATCTTAAGAATACATTCACCAAGATAGTTCGAGATTTGAGGAATTGGTAATCCATTCTCTTCCGCTTTCTTTAAAAGTTCTTTTCTTTCAACTATTGCTACAAAAAAATCTTTATTGGAAACATATTCAGCCATAACAATCACCTATTAATTTAACATATAATATATTATAATATAAAACCATCTAAAAGTAAAGATTGTCTTGACTTAGATGGTTTTATGTGTTATAAGAAAAAGTCTGGAACATTCTATTTTTCTTAATTTTCTTGTTTTTATTTCTTTACAATTCAATATCTTACAATCACTTTTTTTCATTAAAAATGATAATGTGTGTAAAGTTACTACCTAAATTTCTTAATTTGATTTAAATCGACTTATTTTATAATAATATTTTATAAATCAATAAGTTGGTAATAATATTGACTTTTACTGATTTTGATGATATACTTTATCTGTAGTCCGGTTAAGTAGATTTATAGATAAAGATTATTTTAAGTCTACTTGGTGAAGTTTCAAATCAAATTGTTCTTCAGTATAAGTTTTTACTCTTTCGGCAAAATGTGAAAGAGTATGATTCTTAGAAGATTTCCAAGAAAGGTCATCAGCAATATCATATAAAATACAAGACGATTTTCCTTCCCTCAATCTTAATCCTCTACCTATTGATTGAAGATTCCTAATCTTAGACTTTGTTGGACTAGAAAAAATAATGTTTTCAATTGAAGGGATATTAACACCAGTGCTAAATGTGCCAAAGGAAGCAACAATAATTGCATTAGTTTCATTCTCACATTCCTTTCTTATATATTCTCTTTCTTCAGCATTAACTTCACCAGATACAAAGAATAACTTTCTACCATCACCTAATCTATCTTGTATCATTTTATGAAGAATCTTTCCATGTTTGGCTACAAATTGAAATAGAACCAAAGTATTACCATCTTGTTTCAATGCAAGATTAGTTATAAATTTATTTCTTCCTTCATGGGATACAAGAAAATCCATCTCTTCTTGATACTTCATACCACTATATATCTTTCTCAATTCTTCTGGATATTTCAATAGTAGACATTTGATATCAAGTTGAACTACCCGATTAGAATCCATCAACTGTCTAGTTGTAATTACACGATGAACTGGACCCATTATTCCTTCAAGTTGAAGTTGATTAACTTGAGAGTTATCTATTGTTCCAGTAGTTCCAATTCTATATTTAACATCAGTCATATTCTCAAACATACCTGTTAAAGAAGATGCTTTGGCAAGATGACATTCGTCTGAAAAGACCACATCGAATTGGTTACACCAGTCCTTCGATAATTTAAAGGTAGATTGCCAAGTTGTAATCAAAACATTAGATGTGAAATCTTTAGATAATCCAGAATATAATTTTTGACAATTATTAACAGTAGACCAACCATTACCAGTTGAATAGTCCTCAAAATCAGAATACAACTGTTCTACTAATGAAGTTGTCGGTACAATAATAATGCAAGTCAATCCTTTAGCAAGAAACCATCTTAATAAGGTATAGATTATCAGAGATTTACCAGATGCTGTCGGACTCAATAGGACTGTTCTACAATTATTCAGTGCTTTATGAATAGCATCTACTTGATAATCTCTTATCTCAATTGGATTACCTTTTGAACAAGGATTAATTACTTTAGCAAATCCTTCTACTTGTTTAGTTGTAATTCCCATATCATATTCTATATCATCAGCAATTTCCAACTCATAATCATTTCTTGAGGCAAATTCTTTTACATATTCTATGAGACCTGCGTATAGTTTTTTAGTTTGTAGGTTATAAAGTCTCGCCTTGCCATCCCAGATTTTAGCCTTAAACTTAGGCATAAATTTAGCACCAGGAACTGGAAAAGTAAAGAAGTCTGATAGTTCTTGTTCAGTGGATTTATCAGTAAAGATACGGACAAATGCCTCATCCATCTTTTCAACTTTTATTAGTGTCACTTAACCACCAGCCAAAAATGTCTTATATGAAATACAATTTCGGATAGACCAAGTTCTATCAGCAATAGATTTCAATATAGATTCTAAAAGATAAATTGTTGAAGTAAGATATTCAAGTTTAAGATCCATTGCTGTAATATCTGAATCACCTTTTAAAAATTCATCCATTTCATTCTTTAATGGTTTTGTATATTGCCACTGTTCCCAACCAAGTTCAATAAGTTCTTGTTTGGAAAGTTCGCCACGATAATATCTGAACTTATTTTTTCGGAGTGTATTATAATCTACTTTAGTTTTGCTATAACGTAATTTGGTATTCATCAATAATGAAATGTATTTTGCATGTAGTTTAGCAGTTTTTACTGATTCATTATCAAGATTATTTGAATCTATAGAAGAATCAATGTCCCATAAATTCTGGATTTCTTCAATTGTGGCCATAATAATCTCACTGGTTAAATAAATTTAAAATATGTATAATCGAAAATTGCGTTACAAGTTATATAGTTGACATCAGTAGAAGTTGAAACAAAAGACATATTACCTAATGAAATTGGAACTAAATCAACAAAGGTAATTGTTTTAATAGGTTTATTATTAGAACCTAAAATTTGTAATGTAGCATCAGAATGATTTTTTGATAATTTACTAAAACTTGTATTATCTTTATTTTGATAACTTATATATTGTTCATAAGATTCAGGAAACCCCATAGAAATCATCCAATCGCTTATACCAAGGTAATTTGCCATAGATTCATCGACAAGAAAATCTATAGAAAGTGATTCAAAAGTTAATAGATCACCTGACATTTGCATAGTAGAGAAAGGAGTATTAACAGAAATATTAGGTAAAGTTATAGATGGTAAAGAAACTTGTTGAGCAAAGTATGTAAGTTCTGGTAATTTTTGTATAGAGAATTGAAATCCATTAGGAGAAAGTGGATTAAGATTTGAAGGTATTGTACTCATAGTATATTCCTTAATTGGTTATATTACTATTTATAAGACATAAAAAAAGGGAGCCGAAGCTCCCTTTCATATTTTAATCCGAAGATTAATATTACATCAAGTTAGTAACAGCGACTTTTCTGTAATAGGTATTTGCGTTCAAAAACATCCCATTGGCATCAATATTGCTAGTAGAATAAGCTGCGAATGGGTTTGAAACCATACCGTAACGAGTTCTAAAACCAATTTTTGGTTGGAAAGTATTAGAATCTTGTGCTTTTACCATTTGTAAAGGAACATATGGGCAGTAGAAAATACCAGCATCAAATGCAGAAGTACCTTTATAACCAACTACAAAGTATTGAGCAGCTGAACTGTTAGCAGCATATGGATCAACATATACTTTATATTTGCCGTTTAATACACCAGCAAAAGTAGTAGAAGTATCATCAACAGTCAAGTTGTTAGACAAACCTGAAGAGTAATCAAGAACACCAGCCATTGCTAAAGCAGAAGCTACATCAGCAGAAGTGATGATGAAGTTACCACGGCCTCTACGAGTACGTTGACCGATTGCATTAGCTTCACGTTCAATTTGGAACATAAGACCTTTGAATTTTTCAACAGACCAACGACCATTAGAATCAACGTCAAGGTCAAATGTACCAGCAGTAGCAGTACCAACAACAGCACCAACTTCAGCAGACATATAAACACGACGAATTACTTCACGGTTGATTTCAGCAGTAATTTCTTGAGAAAGAATTGAACTCAATTCAGCAGCAGCATCTAAGCCATGAACAGCTTTAAGATCTTGTGCTAATTCATCAGAGTATTCTGCTTTCAATGCACGAGTTTGAGCAACAACTGAAGTTTTTTCAATTGAGAATGCCATTTGTGCCCAAGCATCATTACCTTCTTGAGTAACAGTTAAGTTACCAGTACCAGTGTTACCAGTATTAGCAGTACCACTTAAAGTAGCAGCAATAGTAGAAGGAGTAGTGCCAGAAGTAGCAGATGCATCACCATCAAACAAAGTTGATGCCAAAGCAGAACCAGAATAAGCAGTATTTGCTTCGTTAAATAACGCTTCTGCACCACCTTGAGTGCCGTAACGTGATTTCATAGCGAAGATCAAACCAGTTGGTTGAGTCATTGGTTGAACACCACAGATGTCGAATGCGATCATTTGTGGAATAGCTCTACGAACTAAAGAGATAAGAACAGGATCATAACCAGTTACACCACCAGTAGCAGAAGCACCAACAGTACCAATTTGGCCAGAACCAACACCATTTGTAGGAGATGCTTCGAACAAGTTAGAACTTTGGCTTGATTCACGGATATCTCTTTCTTGGTTTTCTAAAAGAACAGCAGTGATTTCTTTACGGTAATGATCTTTAATTGCAGGTAAAGCAGAATGTTCCAAAATTGGAGCCCATTTTGCTAATAAATCAGGACGAGTTGTCATTTGTATTTCCTTATTGTGTTATTTAATTCTATTAAAAGTTTCTAGATATCGAGCAACATTTGCATCGACATGTTTAGTTTCTTCGTTAAGTTGTACAGGTGAATCAGTTACAACAGATTCAACATGCGTTGATGGTTTTTTACCAAAATAATTTTCTTTAATGATTTGTAATTTAGATGCATAAGTTGTAGCATCTTCATAAACCAATTCTTCAGCAAGAGCAGTAAACTTCTCTACTTCAGTATCAGTCATATCAGAACAAAATTCACCAGTAACAGAGTCACGAGTCATTTCATTAAGTTCTTTCATCATTTGAACATTTTGTTCTAGTGATTCATCAAGTTTAGATTCAAGAAAATCAACTTGTTCTTGTAGTTCACCTACAATATCAAATCTTTCTTCAGGAACTTCAATATAATGTTCTTGGAACAAAGTTTTCAAACCGTCTACAAATCCTTCAAGGATATCAGATTTTAAACCATTTTCAATTGCAATCTCATTATCACTCATCCACTGCTCGACTACATAGCCAAGGTATCCATCAACTTTCTCAATAATTTCTTCTTTGTCAAGTTCAGCTTGTTCAACTAAACGCGCTTCGAATGCTTCTTCAAGAGTTGCTACTTCAGCATTAACTCTTGCCATAACTGCTGCTTCAAAAATTGTTGCAGCTTTTACTTTAAATTCTTCTGATAAATCTTCACCGAAAAGTAATGCATCAACGTCTTCTTGGACATTAAACTCTTCTTTCATTTTACCTAAACCTGTAGGTTTTGCTACTGCTCTTGTTGTTCTTTTGTAAATACTATGGTCTGCACCTGATTGTTCACCAGCTTTGTGTAGAACCCAACCTGCACCTTTAGGTCTAGAACCTACAGGAACTTTAACTTTTTCAACTGAATCTTCATCCAATTGTTCTTCGTCTAATTCTTCAACTTCTTCAGATTCCACTTCTTCTACTTCTTCTTCTACTACTTCAATTTCTTCTTCAGCAGTTTCTTCCATCATTTTCAATTTAGCAGATTCTTCAAGAAGGTCTGCAATTTTTTGTTCTATAGACATGAATGTCTCCTATTAGATTATAATTATAAGTATTTATATTATTTAATATTGTTTAAGAAATATTTGAAATAACCTAATTGAGATTCAGTTATTGCCTTCATATTCTTGTTCCGTAGTTCCTGTTGAATTTGTTCTGCTAACACCCAAGAATTGGTTGAAGCATTGAAAACCCATTCCGCACCTTCCATTATGCCATTAACCCAACAATCAATTCCACTTGGTTCATGTACGATATCAACTGTTGCTAATCTAAAGTCCTTTTGAACTTCATTAACGGAACCTCTTTGCATAACACTTCCCATACCTCTTGAAGATACGCCAAGTTTTACACCTTCATCAAGAAAGTTTCTAGCAATATTTCCCATAGGAGTATCAAGAATTTTTGCTTTTCCAACAATATCATTACCTTCAAATTTTAATGCAGTAATAAGATGCGAAACTTTATCAAGATTTAATGATGGTGATTCAGGATGACCCAATTCACCTAGTGCTCTTTTTTCGTTTATAGAAGATTGGTATTTGTTTAGTTCTGATTCTAAAACACCTTTAGGATAGATTCTACCGTTACGATTTGCTTTCTCCGCTTGCATAAAAACTCCACTGATATAGTGAGATTTTTTGCCTTGTTCAGCTTCAACGATATATTCAACATCCATTATTTGTTCTGTGATTAATTTCATCTCAAATCCTTATGAACTTGCAGCAGTCAAGTAATCTGTATTTTTATAACCAGAAACTTTTCTTAATCTAATCCAGCATTCTGCTTGACCGCCAGAAATTGTAACTACAATATTGCTAGTGTTTTCTGTTGCTTCAGGTGGGAATATTTGACCACCGAAATCTAAGAAACCAGATGCTCCAGCATTTAAAGTCATTACTATTACATTATTTCTAGTGATAGTAATAATACCTGCAGCAACACCTGTCCAAGTTACAGCAGCAATATTTACAGTAGGAGTTCCACCTACTACAAGAGAATCATTAGTTGCAAGTAAATCGGTAGCAAGGTTTATTGTTTCGGCTGCAGCAGTTCCAGCAACTTTTACAAGTGCTTCCCCGTATGTTTTTTTAAATATAGTTTTAGCGGTTGCCATATAACTTCCTTAAATTATTAATTGAATGATATTAAAGAAATTATCTTTGGATTCATTCATATACTCTACTACATTGTATTTATTAAATAATAAATTTTGTAATTTATTTCTCGTATATGTATTTATAGAAACGATAGAATCGTCTTCTAACATATAATTTATCTTATTGTGTAGAGAAGATTGATTATCCCGTAGTTCTATAACCACAGGATCAATACTAAATCTATCTGATTCAATGAGAGCAGAATACTCCTCTACAAGAATAGATGGAACATCATCTAAGTGATAATGTTCCTTAATAGAAGTTTCTATTGTTTTCATTTTGGCATCTTTAAGAATTTACCTTTGTGAGCAATTCCCTCTGCTTCGTTTTTATCAGTAGTAACTTCATACTTAGATCCTTCTTTGTTCTTTTTAACATAGTTCCAAGAGTGATGTTTTCCATCAACATTAGAGAAATGTTGAGCACCGCCATGGTCTGAACTATTATGGTTAGCAATCAATTGACTAGCAGTAACTGCTTCTTCAAGTTCAATTTCTTCTGTATAATATCTTGTTGGTAATCCTTTTTTGGCTCGGTCATTATTGGTTTTTCCTCTCAGGGTATCTATAGCTCGTTCTTTACCATCAGTTCTATTATTGGCTGTCTTTCTATTTTTGTCACGTTCGTCTGAACCTTCAGGAGCTTTGTATAAATCCTTCAATGCATTACTCTGTGAACTCCTAGCCTTACCAATATAAGAACTTAACGTCTTTCTGCTTAATTCATCTAATTGTTCAAAGTCTTCGGACATCATGAAATCTTCTAGTTCCTCAACTGAATAATCTTCAAGAGTAAATTCTTCTTTGGTTAATGCTTTATTAACTCGTTGGGTATTTTGGGCACTTTTCATTCTCAATTTATATTCTTTATCAGGATCAACTCCTTTTTTTTCATCATCGGCTTGTTTTTTTCTTGCATCATCAAATACACTTTCTTTAAACATAGATTGTGCAATTTCAGTTCTTCTAGATTCCATTGCAATAGAAATCTTATCAGTAATTGCTTCTTGAAATGCAGTTTCAATATCAGTAGCTCTACCTGAAATGATTGCATCAACTAAATTTATTGTAAAATCTGTCATCTTATTTCCTATTGTTGTTGGTTTGGATCAACAGGAGCAGGTTCTGCTTTCATCTGTTTATCGATTTCTTTAATATCGTCTTCAGTTTGTAATAATACATTTCTTCTAACCCATTCTACTGAAAAGTATCTTCCAACAAATGGATCAATTGCATTTAAAGTTGCAAGTCTATTTTGAATAACCTCAGCATCTTTTAATTCAGAATAATGGTTATCTTGTTGAAACTTATATTTTATACATTCTAATATTTCTTCCCATTCATCTTCACGAATAATACCTTTCGCTATTAGTTGAATTCTTAATATATTAGAAAATATACCAGAAAATTTATTTCTTAATCTATTAATAAATTTTGAGAATTTAACTTCATCTCTTGTAATAGTAGATGATTGACCTATCGAAAATCCAACATCTGGTCTTAATCTAGATATCGGTACATTCAAAGATTGAAACAATTTATTTTGAAAATAATTGATATCTTCAATTTGTCCTAGATTTTGTGCACCATCTAATGTAGTAATTTCCGTTCCTTTACCACCTTCTCTTCGTGGCATCCAAAAATCTTCCATCATAGAAAGATGTTTCTTATCGTCTTTTATTTCACCAGTAGTTGCATCATAAACCAGTTTATTTCTAAACTTATTCATAATGTCTTGTACATACTGTTCTGCTTTTAATTTTGGTAAATTACCTACATCAATATAAAATATCCTACGTTCAGGTGCTCTTGAAACACGATAAATTACTAAAGCATCCTCAATCATTTTTAGTTGATTAGTTGGTTTAATTGCTTTATGAAGATAACTTAAAACAATACCTGTATTTTGATCTAATAAACCTGAATTACAATATGCAACAGTATCTAAACTTAATTTAACACCTTGAGTAGTACCTGTTGTTAATCCTTTATCATTATAGATATAATATTCATCAACTCCAGTTGTGACTTCAACACCAGTAGGAGTTTTAGATTTCTTTATAGATTTTACTTTTCTAATTTTTTGTGGTTCAATATATCTTAATTCAGATATACCTGTTTTCTTTGTTGCTTCATCTATCAAAATATTAAAATAAAGTCTTCCATCGATATACCAAGATCTAAACAGGTCATGACCTTTATCAGAAAACTTCATCAAATTTAAGATTATTTTAAATTCATCCCTGATTTTATTTTTAATAGAATCTGAAATTTTTGAATCATCTAGATTGATTTCCACAATAGGATTTACGCCATCGCTAACAATTGCTTCATTAACTATGTCTTCAACTGCGGAATCACAATCTGGATAATTACAAGTTTCCCTATACTTGCGTATAAGTTCATTTTCATTTTTTAAACTTCCATCAAGATCAATAGAAATTCCGTAATAATTTGCTGCAGATACCAAAGCAGAACCATCATCCTGAGGTGGCGAAACAACTGTCGCCACCTGCTTAGGATTCAATTTCTTTTTGGTTAAATTAAGTCCAAAAATTTCCATTATAAACCTTATTATTAAAGATCGATTGAGAAGTAGTTATAATTAAATGTTACAGTATATTCTTCGATTGTATTTGCTGCTTCAAAACTTAATCGAATATCACTTACATCTGTTGGATACGCATCATGGAAAACATATTCCCTAAGAGGAATACCAGATCTATCCAATTGTATAACAGATAATTGTTGTTGATACATCATTGGAGCAGTAATACCTAAAGTAGAATCATATTGTTGAATTCCATTAGACCAACTTTCTAATGCACGTCTAATAATAAAATCAACATCATTAAGAACAGTAACAGTCCAAGGAGCAAAAGTTCTTTCTCCTGCAAAGTTCACATTACGACCCATATATTGTACAGGAATATTTTCTATTGTAGAAGCAGGCAAACTTGCTGATTTACATAAAAAAGGTGCTTTTGCCATTGCTGCAGTACCAGCACCAACCCATGATGGAAATTGTAATGCCACTCTAAATTGATTGGATCTTGCACCACCACCAACCATATTTGCTTTAAACTCACTTATATTAGCCATTTTTTTCTCTCTATTTGAATTAAGTGTAACGGTTGTAGTTAATAGCTACAACCGTTATTAGTTATATTTATATGCCTAATTCTTCAAAACTTGCACCAGTTTTGGCAGCAATGAAGTTTAGTGTAATAAAGTTGATAGATCTATTTGGTTTAATATAGATGTCAGCAATAAACTGGTTACTATCAATTACTTGAGGAGTATTATTAGATTCATCACATTTAACCATGAAGTCAGTAATACCTCTACGACCTTGAACATCTCTTAAATATGGTTCAACAATATTCTTGAATTGTGCTCTTGTAAATTGATCATTAAATTCAAATAATTGATATTTAGAAGCAGTTGATATTGCTTTTTCCAAAACAATAAACAATCTACGAACATTAATACGGTCAAAAGCACTAGGAGTTTTCAATAAAGTTTTGTCACCATAAAGAACAGTACCTTGTCCTGGGAACGTAACAATAGGATTAACGCCATTTTGATAAAGAATATCACGTTGAGCTTCATTAGGATTAAATGCAACTTTAATGATATTTTTAACAACACCACGATTAAAACCACCTGGAGAGAACCAAGGATCAGCTACTTTATCAGTATTTGCACACAAACCAGCAGTATCACCGTTCATCGGAATCCAACGATATTTGTCGCTGTATTTGTCGTATTGATATTTCCAAGTTGAATCCATAACACCATAAGAACTTGATACAATAGTATTTCTGTAGTTTGCTATTTGAGTAGCAATTACTGAAGAAGTACCAATTAATAATGGAGGTGAAATAAATGCAACACAATCTTTACGTTTTTCTGCAACATTTTGAATTACATAATTAGCAACTGTAGCATTAACATTACCAACAGGTATTAATGAAATATCATATAAATCACTTTGTTGATAAAGATCATATGCTTCAGATAAATTACCATTAGATGTATGTGCTTTAATTGTATCAACACCACCAGATAATTGGCGAGTCAATACATTTGCAAGGTTTTTAAATGTATTATTAATAACAGAAGAACCAAAATTAACACCAGTATCTAGTAAATTAGTTACAGAAAATACATTAGTTATATTTTGACTAACAGTTAAAGAATTTACAACAGTAGGTGCTTTATTAGTTTTAAATGTAACTGCAAAAGGAACTAAATCCCAATTAGAAGCAGGTGTGAAAGATAAATAACCACCGTTAGAAATTGAAACGATACCTTTATTAGGAACAATAGCAACAGTTCCTGGATTATAATTAACAGGAACAGTTGAGAAAGTACCTGTTTCTGTAGCAACCCAAGCATGTGTAAAGTAAAAATTATCAGCATCTATAACAGTAATAAGATAAGTGCCATTATAATTAGTAGTTCCAGCAATTACTTGTGAAGAAGTTCCAACTAATCCATGAGCAGTTGAAGTTGCTTTTACTGTTCCTGCTACTGTAGAATTATAATTAGCAAATGCAGAAATATCTTTACTACTTGGAGTAATTGCAAAAGAAGAAACAAATAATGAATCAACATCATCACCAGCAGGATGATCAGACCACCAAACCCAATTAGAAGAAGAATTGATTACATCTTTATAATAGTTATTTCTACCACCTACTTTTCCATCATTACCTTTAGATAGACCAGCAAATTGTTCTATAACAGTTCCTGCAGGTGCAAGTTTACCAAGACTATCAACAACAACCATATGAATTTCGTCATTAGAACCGTTATTAGCAGCAGCAAATGCACTTGTTCCAGGAGCTTTATTAAATCTTGATTTATATTTCCATTCAACAGTAAAAGTTTCATCAAAGATATTATATTGAGCAGGAGCTTTTAAGTAAGCAACAACAACATTTTCAACTGATTCAACAACACCAATTGTTTCATATACGATAGATGCATCTTCTTGAGGAACTCTTACTTTTAAAATATTATTGACTGTGATATCATAAACTTCAACATCATCTAATCTAACATAAAAAACTTTTTCAGATAATTCATATTGATGATCTAAATCATTCCAATATTTGTATAAACCATCTATTTCGCCAACTTTATTAGCACCAACATAAACGTCAACATCACCAGCAACTAAACTTTGTGATCTTAATACAGTTAATGCATCTGATACTAAAGTGATTTTGCGATAAGTTACAGTCGTGTCAACATGGTCAATTTCGCCGACTAATTTTTGTAAACCAGCAGTAGCAGTTCTAGCAATTTTACCAGCATCTAATTCAAAGGCAGATAAAGCAGAAGAAACACCTTCACCTATAATTCTAAGAACAATTAATTCTCTTTCATCTTCACGGTCTTCAACAGTATGTCTTGCAGATACTGTTCCAGTAGCAGGAGCTATCCAATTAGCAGAATCACATAATGAAACTGATAATGAATTACCTAATTCACCAGCATATTTTGCAACAAATTCACCTTTACCAACAAGACCAGCTTCGCCAACCATATTAAAATAATGAGTAGAATTTTGAATTTTAACTGCATCACCAACTACAGTAACAGTAGCAGATGCTTCAGTTGAAATTTCTGCAGGATCTTGAAGATCAGGTAATACTTCGATATAAATGTCAACTATTTGTGATTCTGTATAACCAGAACCTCTGTTATTGATAATAATTTTAGAAATAGAACTAGCAGTTGATGTAAATGTTACTGAACCTAATTCTCCAGCAGAAGAAACAACAGAACCTTCAATTGCATTATCAATTGTATTAACATAACCATTACCAGCATAAGTAATTGTAATACCTGTTATAGCACCACTACCACTTACAGTAGAAACTTCTGCAGTTGCTTGATCAAAAACTAAAACATTATTAACTAATGTTTTGATACTTGGTGCAGGTAAAGTAATAACATCACCTACAACATAACCTGTTCCTGCAGTAACGATAGCAGAAGCAGAAATTGGACCACCACTTAAAACAGCAGTAAAAACTGGAGAAGATCCATCAGCAGTTTCAGGAGTAGAAGCAAAAACTTTAGGAACTGTTCTATAACCAGCACCACCATTAGTAACAGTAATTGTACTGATACCGCCAGTTTTAAGAGAAACAGCATTTCTACTTGGACCTGTATCAACACGAGTTACTAATAGGTTATTAGAATATGCTAAAAAATTGGTTGCGGTATAAAATGATTCAAAATTATTATCATCAGGAGCTCTAAAAGCATTTATTAATTCTCCTTGTGATGTTACTACTGTTGGTTGTAAAATTGGACCCCATTTGAAATTGCCTACCATTGCTCCTCTAGAAGCAGATACAGCAGGAACAATTTGGGTAAAATCTTTTTCTACTACTTGTACGCCAGGACTTAATTGGATTGGCATTTGTATTACTCCATTGTTAAAATTGTAAAATTATATAAAATTTGTGCTTTATAATGTATTAAGGAACAACATTTTACCGCAGTTCATTAGTAGTATTTATATAAATTGAAAAGTCTAAAAATTATAAAGCACCTCAGAATCTTGTCCATCATTATAAAAACCAAATGGAGTTAATTCATCTTCTATTTGTCTAATCTGATTTTGATAGATCATATGTCTAAGATCTACATTGTTTAATTCTTTAAAATAAGGTTGAGTTACTAACCAACCAAATAATACTAATGTCATAACTAAATCATCATGATAACCATTATCTGCTGCAAATGAACCTTTAACTTCTATAAATGTAGAAAGTTCAGATATAATATCTGCATCAGGTATCAATAATTTAGATTCTTCAATTAACATCTTAAGTGAAGAACATCCAATTCGTTTTACTTTCTTATCTGTTATGATACCTACTTGTGACTTTCCTGAACCAAATCCACCAGTAATAGTTTGTCCAGTCACACTTCTATTTATAAATAAAATGTTTTCATACTCTAATTCATTATAAAGAATGTATCCTACTTGTTCACCCACATTACCTTCAATAAGAATATTTGCACCATTATATTCCATTCCTACTTTATATATAACATTTGGAAATAATAATGGACTAATAGTATTATTTTTATATTTTGCAACAACTCTATATGGTGTTTCTGTTATATCAATTACTGTAAATGCAGAATAATCTCCACCTACACCTTTTGATACATCAACAATCATTGCATAAACCCTATTAATCATAGGTCTTTCATATACATCTAAACTATCTTTAGAATAAATTATAGGGGATGCTGAAAGTCTGGCTAGTGCATCACTATTTATTAGTGTTGAAGATGAACCGAGGAAGTCGCAATTGTGTGATATTAATCCATCAGTTAGATATAAATTCCCATTAGATACATTAATTGGATCATATACATCAACGATTCCGTTAGGAATAATATCTATGATTACCTTGTTAGATAAACTTTGTCCTATTTCCAAACAAGATGTTGTTATCTCTATATCATCATAGACAAACTTATGGTTTGGTGTTGTGACTATATTAGTATCGTCTGAAAATAATATTTTAATAGTTTCTTTGTTATTTTTAACAATACCTTCAAATCCTTGAAATCCAGATGGCGTTAAAATTTCAAATCTATTATTTTGTCTCATAATTTATCCATAAGTAAAATTTTCCTATCTAATACGTTTAGAATAGTTTTAGATGTAACTCCAAATTCTACACAATATACTTTAGCAAACGCATTTTTATAATGAAAAAATTTACCATTCTTAGCAATATAATCATATGGTATATGAAGCAATGGTACAGTATCATATAAATCTAATATTTTTTTATATAATTGAAGCCTTATATTTTGTGTTTCTTCTGTTAGATTAATATTATTACCCTTTCTGATATTAGATTGCAATAGTTTAGTTTCATTGCTAACATTTCTTCCTCTAAGTTTTATATTAGGAACACCTTTTTTAGCAGCACTAATCTTATCACCAGTCTCTTTAGGTCTTTTCATTCCAGTATGAAGATTTAACTCTTTGGGTAAATTTAATGCCCAATGACAAGCACTAGAAATCTTCTTTTGCTCTTCTGTATATTTTCTACCCTTTGAGATAGAAACCCATTCTCCTCCCATAACTTCGATAGCATCTGTTTTTAGTTGCCTAACTTCATTGGTAACGACATTTCTATATGAAGCCTTTCCTTTATTGGTTCCCTTTGGAGAACCGCCACCTATACCATTTTCTGGTATTTTATTAGCCCACTCATCAGATTCTACAATATCAAATTTTTTAGAAAACCACAAACAAAATCTAGTACAAACATCTTGGCGTTCAAATTCCCAAATTTGTAAATTTATTACATATTTGCCATTTTCAGATAAGTGTTTCTTCCAATCAACACCACTACCGTTATATTTTTCAGGGTTTTTCTTAGTTTTACAAAAATATTTTAATTTTGTATTTGTATGTTGTTTAACACAAATATATATAGACATGCTGTTCTTCCTTCTAAGAATAGTTCTGATGGATGTTGACGCATCGCGATCAGTTTAATTTATTAAATTATATGCTTCTTCTATAGTCGTATTTATAATATTCCCAGTTAATATATCCCTTATAGTAATCTGAGTTTTTCCTCCAACACACAAAATTTCCTGTGTGAATTTGAGGTCACCAAGTAGTTCTTTTTGTTGTGCTGCCCATGCTTCATCTCTACTGGGATGTTCCCAATAATTTACTCTAACAGGAACAAACCCATTTATATTTTGTTCTGCTTCATTCCAAAACTTCCAAAAATGATTGTATCCAAGTGGAGTAGACGTTAGAATAATCTTAGTAGTTTTACCAGAAGAAATTGTAGGATAGGTAGATGTAAAGAAATCTTCAGCAACATTATTGGGAATGATTGAAGTTTCATCTATATAAAGTACATTTACAGATTTACCACGAATACCAGATGCGGAAGTAGCAGATGTAAATACTTTTGAACCATTTTCTAATTCAATATCGCCCTTGTTCCAAGTTTTAACTCCTTGTTGAAGAAAACTTGGAAGATATTCATACATTAATTGATAACGAGATAAAATTTCTCTTGCAGCAACTGCCTTATTAGCAAGAATTGCAACAGTTTTATTATCATTGAACAATGTATAATAAAGAAGATAAGCAGCAACAACTTGTGTTTTACCACTTTGCCGAGGTTGCATTGATACAACACGATTTTCTTTATGGATTGTAGATATAAATCTTTCTTGATAATCAAATAAATGAAAATCAATAAGACCTAAATCTAAAGAAATAATTTTACAATAATTTCTAATAAAGTAAATTGGATCATTCTTACATAAAATATATTCGGCAACCTGATCCTTAGTAAACTGAATAGGAGTATTGGTTGCCTTTAAATTTATGTTTGCATTATAAAATAAACTCATTTACGTTTTTGGTTTTAGTTTTCTCATAACTTTAGTAATAGCCAAACTTGAACCTGATAACCTTTTTTTAACTTTTTCAGTATTATCAGTATCCATTAGTTTTTTTCTTTCTTCAGCACTCTTATCAATATACTTGTTTAGAGTTCCTTTCGATAATTCTATTAGAAAATCCTTAAATGTTATCATTTTTATTCCTTTTTCTTGACTTTTACTGATTTTGATGATATACTTTATCTGTAGTCCGGTTAAGTAGATTTATAGATTAAAACTCTCCTAACCATTCTTCTGATATAACTGTTTCAGTTACTTCATCACCTATTGCTGTATAGTTCACTAATGGTTCAGTAAAAGTTTTATTTCCTTCTATATTTGAATGAACAGTAGTGATAATTTTCCTATTAGAAATACCACCAAACAGATTTATTTTTATAGTAAAAGTTAATGTATGAGTGACAAATCTTCTTGTTTGAAAATCTCCTTCATAATCATCTTGAACAGAAACACTATTTAGTATTATAGGAATATCTTGTACAACTTCCATATCTGGAATAGCATTAATAGATAAAGTATATTCGGGTGTAAATGTAGGTAAAATCTGTTCTAATATTTGAAGACCATCTTCTTGTGTTTTTGTTAGAATATAAAGACTAATATCTATATTATAAGGAACAGGACTTTGCATTGTAGTATAAGAATTAGAACCCTCAACATGAGAAATCTTTTGCATCTTATTGATTTTCCTAGAGGAATCATAAGAATAACCTGTTATTTCAAATGCCATTCTAGGAAGAGTAGTATATGTATTGTTTTCTAAATTTGGATCTCCATCTAATCTTTGAATCCATTTTTCTTTATTAGAATAAGCAAGAGGTATCTGAAGTCTTTGGATAGTTTCACCATTAACAGAATCCCCTTGTTTACGGTCTATATAGATATTAGAAAACAAACTACCGAATGCTACGATAGTTTTTCTAATAATTCCGTGATAGAAAACATTGTTATTTAACATTTATTAATCCCAAACACCATCAGGAGAACAGACCCAAGCACCGTCAATAAAGATAGCAGTTACAAGAGATGGAGGTCTGTTACCAATTGTTACACCAAAAACATTAGAAAATATTGGTCCATTATCATATGGTATATTAACATCCTCATTTATTCTTGCATGTTGAAAATCAACCTTAATATCTAATGGAGTTGAACCTGTTGCTAATGTTAAATAAGTAAGTTGTCCTTCAACACCATCAGGTAAGTAATACCAACCAGACGTTAATTTATGTACTGATTTAGTCACATCAAGAGTTACTGCTTCTATCCTAGAAGCGCCACCAATACCAACAGAATTAGTGTTATGCACAATAGTTCCTGGTAATGTTAAAGAACCCTCTGGACTAAAATACCATCCCTTATAAACTAAATTATCTGGATCTGTTTGGTCAATTGCTTCTATAGAAACACCTTCTCCACTAGCAATATGGAATCCCATACCAACTCTAATAGATGTATTGTTTCTATCAAAAACTATACCACCATCAACAGGAAGTGACAAATCTCCAGTTTTTCCAAAATTCCAAGTTTTTGATTGTGCTCCCTCAGCAACTCTATCAAAAGCAGAAATATTAACTCCATTATATTGACCAACATTTACATAGTTGTAATCATCGCCTAAGAATAACTGTCTATCAATTATTTGAGCATTACTATTTTGAAATGCAATATGAAAATGAGTTGGAACTCCAGGTGCTTCCATATCAGTCCCAAGTGCAAGATTTCCTCTAGCAGTTTCAATAATCATTCCAGCAGTATTGGTAACAGTATCAGCAGAAAATGTGAAATTACCTGTATTAACATTACCGCCCAATAAACTATCACTATCAGCTAATTGATTTATGTCAGTAGGAATAGACGGTTTATTAGATAGATCAATATAAGAACCTGATGGAATAGTAGCAACTGCTGTATACAATTCAGTAAAATTAGCATTAACTTTAGTGAATGCTGTTCTTAATGGATCTCCAGTATGGTCATTCGCTACTGTTCCAATTGAAATCGTTTGTTTAGCCATTAGTTTCTATCCGCTGTTGTATTGTCCGTGTCTACATTAAAGGCAGTTGAGTCTGCCTTAAAGATTGTGTATGGTGTTGAAGTTACTACTTCACCAAAGGGATTATTTGTATCAAAAAATAAATTAACAGATTCTTCCTTAAACTTGTTATTATCACCAAACGAATCTGGAATATCTATATCTGCTTCTTTAGTTGTATCAAAAGTTTTTAAAGTTTCAAATACATCTATATCAGGAATACCAGTTTCAATTCTTTCAGAAGCATATTGGAACAATTCAACTTGAAGTTTATAAACATAAAGTTTACCAATTTGATAAAATGGGTCTTGATGTTTTACAAATTTAATTTCAAATAGTCCTTTAGTAAGAGGAAAATATAAAAGGTCGCCTTCACAAGGTCTAGTAGGTATAATTGTTTCTCCGTGAACCCCAATAAGTTGAGTCCACCTTTTTCTAGCAACAACTAATGTTGCAGATTGTTCCATCATTAAACCAAACTTTTGAAGCATAGCACCTTGACCATCAAAAGAATCTATATTTTCAAAATACATTTCGATGGGATAACTACTGGTAAATTCAGATAATCTATCTTCACCAAGAATATTATCTTTTGATATTAGAGTTCTAGGAATATAAAATAAATCATTACCATAAATCTTCATAGATTCTATGATAATATCTTCCATTAGATTCTGTTCGTTAGCAGTTCCTTGGGTGAAATAAGAATTTCTAGCCATCTGTTAACCTGTAAACCATTGAAGAGGTGCAGATTTATTCATCAATTCATCTTCAAGGTCTTTAAGTTCACCAATTGCTTCATCATACATTGCTTGACCATCTATTTGAACACCACCAGGAAGTAACATACCACCAAATTTCTTAAGATTCATGCCCCATTGTCTTTTGAATAATCCAGTTGTATAATGTTTCAACCAAATCTCACCCCAAACTTTATTGAATACTGTAGGATCTAAGGCACGATAACATTGTGCTACAATATATTGTCCAACAAATATTTCAGTTTCCCAATTGATATCAAGCATCAATCTACCTTGATATCTATTAAATCTTATAGTAGGAATTCTAGTTAATTCAAAATTAACTAAATCTAAATAACTCATTGCTATTGTGTAATAGATTAAAGATAATGATGAAAGGTCAGCAAAACTATTTAATCTTAATTGATATTGGATATTATTGAAAAGATTTTGTGAATTTTGATAAGTATTTCCAATAGGAAGAATATTTGTGATACCATAAACTAAATCTGGAACATTAATATATTGATTATCATATACACCTTTTAGAACAGGATTAACTGCTAGAATTGCTGTTACATTAGAATCTATACCAGTAATAGTTTCACCAGCAATAAAAGTTCCAATAATCTTGTAGACCAAAAGTTTATTATCTATAGAAGTTCTGAGTCCTTCAAGTGTTACAATTGCTGTAGCGTTAGAAGTTGAACCTCTGACCATTTCTCCTGTTTTAAATAAATCAGCATCAGAAGTTGTAAGAGTTATTTCAGAAGCAGTAATCATTTGCTTCATATAAATTTGTTCAACACCATCTGAATGGTATTGTCTCCAATATTCTAATGCATCATCAATTCTATCTTCAAGTTGGTCATCATCAACATTTATTTCAAGAACAGGAGCTCCAAGTGCTCTAAGGCAATATTGTTTAAGTCCTTCTCTACTATTTACTGCCATTTGAAACTCCTATTATTTTAATAGTATTTATATATTATAAAATAGCATCTTGAAATGGTGTTAAATCTTCATCTGTCCAATGAGTTTTAGATAACATAAGTGCGATATGTTCTTTGTTTCTAGATACTGTATCAGCCCAATCTTCTTCACTCATCCATTCAGGTTTTCCGTCATTTAATAAAGTAACAGAATTCATAGTAGCAGAATATTGTTGTTGAATTTGTTCTGGAGTAAGAACCATTTGTTCAAAGACAGATTCTTGAGCAACTACTTCTTCAACTAATTCACCAACTACTGGTTCATCTATTTGTTCAACGATTTCTTCTATAATTGTTTCTTCTACTTTTTTGACCATTTTATTATTCCTATTTTATTTAAATTGATTATGCAGATACAGCTTTATGTATTGAAAAGTTTACTATTGGTGCATCAGAAGCAGTTCCAGCAACAGATGCCATTGTTACTTGAAATGAAGTTGCTGCCGTAATTGCAGATACAAAGGCAATATAAGTATTAGATGCGCCTCTAACATTTAAAATAATTGTATCAGTTGCTGCAATAGCGGTATTTGGTACAGTAAACGAAAAATAAGTACCAACAACTGCTGTAGTGGTAAATAATGTAACAGCACCACATAACTTAGCACTTGTGGTTGGTGCAGCAGTAGTTCTACTTGTTAATTGAGTAACAGCAACACCAGCGCCTGCAGCATATCCAATACCAGCACCTGATGAAGTTATTGCTCCTGTAACTGCTAAAGATGTACCTGTAGCTGCACCAATATTAGGAGAACTTGTCCAAGTTGGAGGCGCATTAGCTGCTGAAATTAATATTTGTCCAGCAGTTCCATATGCTGAACCAGAAGAACCAAAAGAAATACCACCTGTAGGAGTTATTCTTAACCATTCAGTGTTATTTGTATTAAACACCATTGGAATAGAAGTTATATTATTAATTGTTGTACCAGTAGATTGTGATTGTATTCTAAAAGTTTCTGTATCAGCTGTTTTAAGACTTAATACTCCACCAGATGACCCATTAAGAGTCAATGAACCATACGCACTATTAGAAAATGGACTAGATGTTCCAATACCCATACTAGCTGATAACGATAATATGCGGATACGTTCAGTCAAGGCAGTGTCAGCAACTGCAGTTCTACCTGAAAATACTAAATCACCTACACCATTAGTGTTTCCATTGCTCAATAATGATTTGATACCCCATTGTGGCGTAGTTCCTCCTACACTAGAAGCAGATGAGAGTAATAATGCACCGCCAGCACCAGCAGCAGCTGAAGTTGAATGTATTTGTAGTGTACCAGTATCAACACCTGCATCTGATATTGCAGCAACTAATTGACCTGCACCAGAAACAGTAAGTTGAGAAGGAATTGAGGTACTTATACCGATACCCACGTTACCAGAAGAATCAATAACTTGTCTTACAGTTCCAGCACCATCAGATAATACAATGTAATTTGAGCCTGTTGCTGATATAGGAGCAGCAACACCAGTATAGCCACCAATGATTACATTATTTGCTCCTGATGTTATAGCAGAACCAGCACCATATCCAAATGCAACATTATTTGCTCCAGTAGATAAAGTTAATGCTAAATCCCCAAATGCACAACTTCCACTACTCGTAAGATTTGCTTGAAGAGCATTTCTACCAAAAGCATTATTATTACCACCAGTTGTGTTTATTTGTAAAGAACCTCTACCAAAAGCATTATTACTACTACCAGTCGTATTTGCAGATAATGAAACATATCCAAAAGCATTATTTAATGTTCCAGTCGTATTAGCATAAAGTGCAGTACCACCAACGGCTGTGTTTTGTTGACCAGTTGTATTAGCATAAAGTGCACCACCACCAACGGCTATGTTTTGTTGACCAGTTGTATTAGCATAAAGTGCATTCACACCCATAGCTGAGTTGGCGTTACCCGTTGTGTTGTTCTGGAGCGCACCCAGACCCACAGCTGTGTTTTGTTGACCAGTTGTATTATAACTTCCTGAACTTAATCCAATGAAAGTGTTATATAAAGAAGAACCTACTCTTGTTTCAAACATTACTGTATTAGTTGAGTCTTTTAGTGATATAACTGGGGCTGATATTGCTGTTATAGATTTAATTGAGAAAACAATAGTTCCAACAAAAGTAGAAGTTGGAGTAATTACTAGATTACCAGTTGTTGTAGTTGTTGGTCCAAATGCACCAGTTGCAGTAATACCTGCAAGACTTTGACCACCAAAAGCAACTGTAAACGATCCAGCGGAATACCCTGTGACTGTATAGGCAATTTGGTATCTTGTAGATACAACAGCTGCGACAGAATAAGATAAGGCTGTTGCATTACTTGCTCCATTTACCCAACCTGTGGTATTATTGCCTGTCCAACCAGTTGAAGTCCATGTACCACCAGTGATAAATTCAGCTCCCAATGTGGGAGCATCTGTAGCAGTTGTTCCTTGAATAGATAACTTAGATGTTGGACTACTCGTCCCAATCCCCACGTTACCATAAGGAATAACTGTAGAAGTAACTGCACTACCACCAAGAGTAATTGTATTATCACCAGTACCAACAGCATTATATCCAATTACAGTTTCATTAGTACGATTATCAGCAGATGCTTTAGTATTATTTCCAATATACGTTGAGTTATTTACAACAGTTAAAGCTGTTAAGCCATCAGCAATAAATCTACCTGCTTGAAACCCAATTGCTGAATTTCCACTACCAGTTGTGTTGCCAAAAAGTGAAGCCCAACCTATTGCTGAATTGTAATGACCAGTTGTGTTAAGTTGGAGTGCAGCCTGACCAACTGATGAGTTATACAAACCAGTTGTATTGTTGTAGAGTGCATTTACACCTACTGATGTATTGAAATTACCTGATGTGTTGTTAGTAAGTGCATGTGCACCAACTGCTGAGTTATACAAACCAGTTGTATTGTTGTAGAGTGCTTGAACACCTATTGCTGAATTTCCACTACCAGTTGTGTTAGCGTTAAGTGCAATATAACCAACTGATGAGTTGTTATATCCAGTTGTATTGTAACTTCCTGAACTTAAACCAAGGAAAGTATTATTAACAGTAGAACTTACTCTTGTTTCAAACCTTACTGTATTAGTTGAATCTTTTAGTGATATAACTGGAGACGATACTGCTGTTATAGATTTAATAGAAATAACGATTGTTCCAACAAAAGTGGAAAGTGGTGTTATAATTAAGTTTCCAGTTGTTGTAGCAGTTGGACCAAACGTACCTGTAGCAGCAATACTTGCTAAACTTTGACCACCAAAAGTAACAGTAAAAGAACCTGCACTAAATCCAGTAACTGTATAAGAAATTTGGTATTTTGTTCCAATAACTGCTGCTGTTGGATATGTTAAAGTTCCAGAATTACCTGTTGCGTGTACCCAACCTGTAGTATTATTACCTGTCCAACCTGTTGTTGTAGTCCAAGATGCAGATGTAGTTATGAACTCTGAACTATATGTAGGTAAATCTGTAGATGTTGTTCCATTTGAAGTTAGAGTTCCTATAGTAACTGCTGATTTACTTTGAAACGCCATATCTCCTAACATTCCATTTACTGGAACTTGGTCTGGTGCTGTGCCGATTGTTGTACTCATAAGATTACCTCAGGCTGTCCAGCCCATATTTGTAAATTAGTTAAATTATTTGTTATGGAAATATTATTATATTTATATAAGTTCACGAGGTTAATGCCACAAGATTAGATGATGAAAGTGCAACTGGATAGTAGGAGAGTTTCTTGATGTGACCGTTTATAGTATTAACTGTTCCAGCACTATTAGTATCAAATAATGCTAACAGAGTAGCATAATCTGTAGAAACTCCATTATAATATGATGGAGAAGCAGGAGATACTGCTGTACCAATTGATGTTCCATTTACAGTTAAATACATATTTCCACCAAAAACCCAACTTCCAACATATTTATTAGTTGAACCAGATACAATAGTACCACCAAAAATATTGTTTGGTGTTGAAGTGAAAGAAAATCTAGCAGCACCAGCATTTGTATGAGATATAGACCCTCTGTTGGTTCCATTTGATGCTGCAAATTCCGCAGGTATTGCAGTTGCAGTAGATGTTGCTGAATTAAATTCAACATACAGAGTTCCTTGATTTTGGTTATACCAAGAACTAAAGTTAGTACCTGATATTACTCCTGCATCTAATGCTCTAGTTACAGTTGAGGCAACTGTTGGTATATAAGAAGTAGGAAATGTTCCAACTTCAAGTTGTGCGCCCCACATTAAAACTCCACTATAACCATCTCCAGCATAACTAGATATCCCTGTTTGACCTGATTGCATAAAAAATACACGCATTAAAGTGCCATTACTTATTGGTTGGGTATATGTTGATGTGCATCTATACCAACCATTTCCAATATAAGTTATTGTTGCTGAATCCACACCTGAATTTATTATAGTACCTAAAGATAAATCAAAAACAGTAATTAAACCACCAACAGACCACCAAATTGCTGCACGATCATATCCTGCTGATTTTAGATAAACTGAGTAAGTATATGCAATCCCTGCTGTTGTATTAACTGATTTTTCCATATGAGGATTTGATATACTGGTAGAAGGTATTACTTGTGTAGCAGTCTGAGACCCATCAGGAGCTATTGCGGCATTTAAAGTAGAACTAACAGTACCTCCCAACCAACCAGTTCCGCCAATCGCACCACTATATGAAGCCAAATTAGTCCTACTCTCCTCAATCAACAACCCTAAACTCTTACCTGTAATTGGGTCACAATTAAACCTTGGTATGTTAGCAGACGCTGTCATTAAAACAGGAATGTAATTAGTTATTGGAGATGTGGTTGTAGGAGTATAAGCAGTAACCGAAGAGCGTTGTTCTAACTGTGCGCCCCAAACTAAAATGCTTGATGTCCCATCTCCGACATAAGAATTTGTTGTTCCATCACATAGAGCGATTATATTTAACGTTGATGCTTGTGTAGGGGTGTAATTAACCCAGAATCTAAACCACCCATTAGATAATGTAGACGACCCATAATTAGTTATAGTTCCATTACCAGTTGTTGTGCTTACATAAGCGCCCGATGAATTAAATATAATTCCAACGGTGTGTGCGCTAGTACCTTGAGGTGTTAATACAATATTTCTTGTGCCTACATTCCATTTAACATAAACTGAAAAAACTATTGAAGCTATAGGTGTAGATAGTAATTGTTGATTTGTTCTATGTTGCCCAGTAGAAGTGTCCTCTGAGAGAATTAAAGCAGTAGTAGTACCATCTGGAGCTATACTAGGTGTGGCAATACTAGAGCCTAAAACACTCCATCCACTAGCAAATTGACTCTGCAATAACAAATTCTGCTCTGCCAACGCAGTAGTTTGACCATCATAATAAGTAGCAATGCTATTTCGTGTAAATGTAATCCTAGAATCTAATTGTTTACTATTAGCAAAATCTAAATTTAGTGTTGGATACATTGTTGGGTATGTGCTACTACTAACTCCAAGAAAATTTGATGTTGTATAATTTTTAGTTGATGCATCTTGTATATTAACTGGATCAGTAACATTAGTAATAGTATTGGAATTGTTATCCAATCCATTTTTTGCGATAAATCTTTTCTGAGTTGCCATAATTCCCTATCCTTAAGGCTTTAAAAATACAGTTATTAACTGCTTAGTATCTGTTTATTTATGATGTCAACGCCACAAGATTAGATGATGAAAGAGCGACAGGGTAGTAGGTTAATTTACGGATGTGACCAGTAAGATATGATGCCGTACCGGGAAAATAGCCAATATAAAGAGTATCCAAATTATGAGGAATATTAACATTAACATTTGTAACAAACAGAATACCGTTAGCAGTGCATGATACTGCACCATCTTTAAATGATGCTGCTTGTTTTATAGGTTGGGTTGTTGTAGAAGATAATGTATTGATTACATAAACTGTATTTAGTCTGACCAGCAATCTGGCTCGGTTGATCGATCCATCGCCATAAAAGGCAATCGCATTATTTCCAGCAGCACCTATATTAAACAGAGTTGCCGCACCATTAGAGTTTCCCCCAACATCATCCGATTCAGCATATAAACTCCCCTGACTCTGATTATACCAACTACTAAAATTAGTCCCCGTCATACTAGCAGCATCAGCATCACGAGTTACGGTTGAGGCAACTGTAGGTATATACGATGTTGCAAATGCCCCAGCTTCAAGTTGTGCGCCCCAGATGTAAATGCCTGAGTATCCGTCACCTGTATATGAAGTTGCTAATGCACCTGAACTTAAATGGAATGCTATATTAGCACTTGCAGTAGCAGTAGCAGTTGATGATGCTGAAATTCTATACCATCCATTTCCAATATTAGAAATTGAAGAATTAGTTATAGAAGCATCTGTAGAAGTTACAACCCCAGTATTCAAATTAAAATATGCTGCACCAGAAGCAAATGCACTATTAGTACCATAAAATTGAATTGCACAATAACTTCTTTCTTTTGCCTTTACATATATACTTTTTGTATAAACTAGGGCATTGGTAACTGGCACTCCAGGTTGATATATATAATGTGTATTAGTAACTGATGTATCTTCAATAAATGTGTCAGCAGTTAAAGTACCATCAGGCGCAATTGTTGTATTTGATGTTACAGAACTTCTATTTTTATTCCAAGCAGCATTACTAAAGTCACTACTATAAGTTGCTAAATTAGTCCTACTCTCCTCAATCAGTAATCCCAATGCTTGACCTGTAGTTGGAGCATAATCCAAGCGTGGTACACCAGCAGGTGCTGTCATTAGCTGAGGAATGTAGTTAGTTATAGCTGCGGTGGTTGTGGGTGTGTAGGCTGTAACTGAAGAGCGTTGTTCTAGTTGTGCGCCCCATATTTGCATTCCAGAAGTTCCATTGCCTACAAAAGCTGCTACGCTATCAGTAGACATACTCCAAAATGTAACTGGATTTGATGTTGTAGAGATGGTAACTGGCAATACTATACTACATCTATACCAACCATTACCAACCGAAGTTATAGTCGGTGTTGCCCCGCCATTAATTGTCCCCAGTGTCCCAGTAGATATATTAAAAGAGTAATAAACATTAATACCCCCAAATTGTGTTTGTAAAATAGCATAATTGTACCCACTGGCTTTTAAATATACAGATAAAACATAAGTGGCTCCAGAAATAACACTGCTATATGTTTGATATACTGTATGCGTATTTGATGTGGTATTGGGAATTAACGTTGCTGCTGTTGTAGTACCATCTGGAGCAACAACACTATTAGCAGTAAGTGTTGAATTAAGTGGCGACCAACTTGCGACAAAATTACTCTGCAACAACAAATTCTGCTCAGCCATCGCAGTCGTCTGACCATCATAATAAGTCGCTGTGCTGTTACGCACGAACGTGATGCGGGGGTCTACGGTTTTGCTGTTGGCAAAGTCTAAGTTAAGGGTTGGTTGGACTGTGGGGTATGCACTACTACTTGCACCAACAAAATTAGACGATACATAATTCTTAGTAGCCACATCTTGAAGACCACTAGGATCTGCAACATTAGTAATGGTATTAGAATTGTTATCCAATCCATTTTTTGCGATAAATCTTTTCTGAGTTGCCATAATTCCCTATCCTTAAGGCTTTTGAAAAGAGGCAGTTAGTATCTGCCTCCTATTAGTTATATATTTATTAGAGTTTTGATTACCTTATAAACTGTTACAGCATTGGTAGGAGTAGTAAGAAGTCTTAAAGTACCACCAGATATATCAGCATCAAAAGTTGCTAAAGAAACACCTGTGTAAATATCTGCATATTGACCCATATAAGCAGTAGTACCATCGTGTATAATTGTAATAGTACAAGAATGATAAGAAGTGCTTGAAGTCATTTGAATATCATATTTAACAGAACGATATACAGTAGAAGAATTGGTATCAATAACTTGACTTGCAGTAGTGGCAGATGTAGTTAAAGTAGCAGAACCAATCGCACCATTGTTTATTATGATATTTCCAAATAATGTAGTTGAAACTGTAGCAGAAGTTCCTATAACTGTAGTATTAGCACCAGCACCAGTTGCATTATATCCAATTACAGTTTCGTTTGTTACATTGTCAGCAGATGCTTTAGTTAAATAACCAAGATAAGTTGAATTATTAACTATAGTTAATGCAGTTACACCATCAGCAATATATCTTCCAGCGCTCGTACCCACAGCTGAGTTTTGGACACCCGTTGTGTTGCTCTGGAGTGCACTCACACCCATAGCTGAGTTGTTGGCACCCGTTGTATTGCTAAGGAGTGCAGCTTGACCCACAGCTGAGTTGAAGTAACCCGTTGTGTTGGACTGGAGTGCAGTCCGACCCATAGCTGAGTTGAAGTAACCCGTTGTATTGCTAAGGAGTGCACTTACACCCATAGCTGAGTTTTGGACACCCGTTGTGTTGCTCTGGAGTGCACTCCGACCCATAGCTGA